ATCATGTAAAGGACGGTGAAATGTTCGATTATGAAAAAACAATCATTTATTAAAAAGCGCAAACCACCACAGGGACTTAAAAAAGCGCGAGCTGAATACACACCACTCGCGTTGGAACTTACATGGAATGCAAAAGAAGTCCGACAGGAATATTCACGTTTACGATCAATTTATCGTAAAAGATATGAAAGATTAACCGCAAGTAAATACTCAGATATTGGACTTGTAAAAGAACGACCAATAAGTAGATATAAACCAATAAGGCAGATTGAAAGTAATTATGAATTATATCATTTATTAAGCGAACTGGCAAGTATAGTATCCAGTGACTTAACAGTCTCAGGATTAAAGAAACGGGAGAAAGAAAAGATTGAGCACCTAAATGAAGTGTTCGGTGTTGGTTTAAAATCTCATGAAGATTTACTCAATTTTAGCAAATTCATGGAGCAGGTTCGCGATTTTGCGTCAGACCGTATTTATGATTCTGATTTTGCAGTAGAATTATATTCTGAGGGGGAGAACCTGAGTAATCAAAAATTGATTGAACTCTATAAGGAATTTTTGAAAACTGGATCACGAAATATTACAAAACTGAAATCCAGAATCAACAAGAATGATAAAGCAATAAGACAGAAAAGAAAAGCGGCAAAGAGGAAAAGACGGAGGAAATAAGACATGGAAAATCTGTATACAGTTGATACATACGATTATACTAGAATACAGAATATACCATGTTTACAAGATACCAGATCAAATAGAGGAACAAAAAAGAAAAAAGGATATAAAAATTGTATGTGTGCGTTCGATATAGAGACTACCAGAATAACAGAGATTGAACAGTCAATCATGTATATCTGGCAGTTCTCAATACTTTTTCTTGATGATTTGCACATTGATACAATCATTGGAAGAACTTGGACAGAATTTGAATTACATATGTCACAGTTGCGAAAAGATGATAACGAAGCATATTATATGATTTTTGTGCATAATCTGTCATATGAATTTCAGTTCTTGCGAGGTATATACACATTTACACCCGAAGAAGTTTTTGCAATTAAGTCAAGAAAAATATTGAAATGTGAAATGGATTCGAGATTTGAGTTTCGGTGTTCATATCTGCAAACAAATATGGGGCTTGAAACATTTACGAAAAAAATGAAAGTTAAACACACTAAGCTGTCGGGTGAAATTTTTGATTACACAAAAAAGCGGTATCCATGGACACCACTCACAGAGTATGAACTACAATATTCAGTCAATGATACTATTGGATTACTTGAAGCGATGCATAAACGAATGCTTCTAGCAAATGACAATTTATACACCCTACCATTAACGTCCACAGGATATGTCAGACGCGAGACAAAAAAAGCTATGTATGGATGGTCGAAAAAACATAAATATCTATTTCCAGATATCAGAGTTTTTGATTTGCTGGAAGAAGCTTTTCGTGGCGGAGATACGCATGCTAACAGGTATTATTCTGGAACTGTCATAAAAGCAGATGGAAAAAAGATTCTTGGAATAGGGAGTTATGATCGTTCTTCGTCATATCCAGATGTGGTAATTAATGATGCATTTCCAATGACAAAATTTGTGTTTATTGGAACATTGGAAGAAACCGATGTTGAAAAGAAAATTGATAGAGGTAAAGCCCTGTTATTCCGGTGTCGTATTAATGGTATTGAACAAATAGACAAATACTATGGAGCGCCATATCTCGGATATTCAAAATGCAGAAAAGTAACTGGTGAAATATTGGATAATGGAAGAATCTTATCAGCTGAATATTTGGAAACTACTATCACAGATATTGACTATGAAATTATGAAAGGGGAGTACAAGTGGGAAGACTTCCAGATCATTGAATGCTATGAAAGTCGATATGGACAGCTCCCCGAACAACTTAAAGAAATATTTCGCAGATACTACATAGACAAAACCGAACTAAAAGGAATAACAGAACAGGAACTCTTTTATAATTTGCAGAAAGCATTATTAAATTCCGGCTATGGAATGATGGTGCAGTCACCCGTAAAACAGTCTTTAATATTCACAGAATCGGACGAGGAAGTATTTAAAGTAGATGAAAATGTTTCACGTGAAACATTACTTACAGAATATAACCGAACTGCTTTTTTACCTTTCCAGTGGGGGGTTTGGGTAACAGCATGGGCGCGATACCGATTAAAAGAGGGCATCAATATAGTAGGTGATAGATATTTATATGATGATACAGATTCGGTAAAATATGTTAAAGTGGTGGGTGATGATATAGACAATAAATTTGCAGAATATAATAAGAAGAGAATTGAAAATAGTACTAGAAATAATGTTTATGCCACCGACACAAAAGGGAATGTTCATTACATGGGAGTTTATGAGTATGAAAAGACATATACAGAATTTTCAACGCTAGGAGCAAAAAAGTATGTATACCGTGAAGAGGACGGAACACTACACACTACTATTGCGGGAGTTAATAAAAAGTACGCACCTGAAGAGCTGGAAGAACATGGGGGAATAACAGCGTTTAAAGAAGGATTCACATTTTCTAAAGCTGGGGGGACAGAATCGGTATATAATGATGTACCCTATGGAGATTATACCATTGACGGACACACTATTTACATTGGTCAGAATATAGTGATTAAACCGTCAACATATACGATAGGAATTACTGATGAATACAGAAGAATACTGGCAGACGCAAGGACACTAAAAGAATTTAAAGAAACGATTGACAGAATTTAATACTAATGCTATAATACAATTACAAAAGAAGGATAATTATAAATGGGGGAGAAAAAATGAAAATTACAAGAGAATTAACAGTCAACAAAATTAATGTTATTTGCTATGACGTAGATAATAAATGCGAGGTAACAAAAGAATTAACATTAATAGGAAATCTCACAGATGAACAGATTAAGAAGGAAGTTAAAAAGAGAGATTTCGGTATTGTAATTGACTGGGAAAGAGATGAAAAAGAAACAAAAATTTACGGTATGGAAGCAGAAGATTTCTTAAAGAATGCAACATTTATAAAAAAACAAAAAAAGGAGAAATAAAACATGGAAAACAAAGAATTCAAAATTATCAAAAAATCAGGAGAGATCAACGAATATGATGAGTACGACTTACTGGAAAGTCCAGCAATTGTATCATTAAGACTCATCCCACATAGGTGTATTGTTTGTGTTGGTTTGTGGATTGACTATATTACTAAAGGCAAAGATGGAAGTGAAATTGAATGTATCAGCATTCAGGACGCGAATACAGGTGAAACATACAGCGGCCAGTCTGCAACTTTCCGTGAAAGTTTCTTGCACATTGTAAATAGGGTGAAAAGAATGAATCCAGTTCCAGAAAACTTCTTCATTGAAGTGTTGCACAACACAAGCAAGTCAGGACGTGAATTTATCAATTGTGCGCTTGTATCCCCAGACAGGGCACTCAAGAGACTTGGAATTGATTTTGACGAATCAACTAAGGAAGATAAATAATGAAAAGCTTATATTTAGACAGTGGGTATTTATCAATACCTGCTGTTTTAGGTTATGGGCAAAAATTCAATTATATATGGGGTGGGCGTGGTACAGGAAAAACATACGGGGGATTAAAGTACTGTATTGAGCATAAAAAGATTTTTGTCTATATGAGATCACTACAAGCACAGGTTGACACGATTAAGATTCCAGAACTGTCACCGTTTAAAAAATTGAATAAAAACATGGGATGGTCAATTTATCCAAAAAGTATTGGTAAAAATGTAGCTGGATTTTACCATACGGAGACTGACGAAAATGGTAAACTGATATATAAAGGAGAAATACTTGGATATGCAATAGCACTTAATACATTTGCAAACTTGCGAGGTTTTGACGCATCAGACGTGGAAATTGGAATCTATGATGAGTTCATACCAGAAAAGCGGGAACGAAAAGTTGAAAATGCTGGTTACGCTTTTAAAAATGCATATGAGACTATGAACCGAAATAGAGAACTCGAGGGAGAAGAACCAATACAGTTTCTCATGTTCTCTAACTCAGAAAATTTATCTTGTAATATGTTCATAGAAAACGATTTGATGGAAAAAGTATCAAGTATGGATATATCAAAACAGTCCGTCTCTATCATGCGTGATCGAGGGATTGCGCTTTTCAATCTTTTCGATTCTCCAATATCCGAGAAGAAAAAAGAGACTGCATTGTACAAAATGTCGGGTGAAAAATCCGCATTTAACAGAATGGCACTCGGCAATGAATTTTATTCTGCTGATTATTCGGGGATTAAAACCATGAATATTAAAGAGCTGTTGCCATTATGCAGAATGGATGCAATCACAATTTACCAGCACAAGCAAAAAGACATGATTTATGTCACGCGCCACAATTCAGGCACACCACCGGAATACACAAATACGGACAAGGATGTAAAAGCTTTTCGCAGAGACTTTGTATATCTATGGGATATGTACTTGTCTAATAAGATACGATTTGAAGATATCACAAGCAAATCATTATTTGAAAATTATTTTAAAGACAAGCATTGACTAATTATTTTTAATATGTTAATGTTTATGTAGTGGACAACTGAACGTTGCACATGTGCATCACGTTGGGAGCGTGGATTGTAATAGATCAGTGTGCATGAGTTCGCACAGCTCAGGATTTGTGTCAGTTAATCCACACGAGGTCACAAGGTGTCACAGCTTTGTGACTTATTGCTACAAATAAAATATTTTATAATAAGGAGAAAATGCTATGGATGTTAACGCAATTTCAACACTGATTAGTAACATTGGAGTACCTTGCGCTTGTCTGATTGCAACTTTTTACTTATGGCTCAAAGAGACAGACGCACACAAGGAAGAAATGGCAAAAATGACAGAAGCACTCAATAACAATACAGTTGCTCTAACAAAGTTGACAGAACACATAACTAGGGGTGATGAAGAATGAAAATCGAATATAACAAGGATATTCGAGGTGTATATATTGTGAAAACCACACAATATCCTTTGATGGTTCGGGCAGAACCTAACACGGATGGCGAAGTGATTGCAGAGATTCCGAAAAATGGAAAATGCATCTGTCTTGGATGCTATTCCGGTGAATGGTATGTGGTCACCTACGAACACAACGGAATCATTTCGACAGGATTTTCTCACAAAAAGTATCTCAGGAAGGATTACAAGATATGACGATAGAACAGATTATTACATTAACACAAGCAGGATTCACAAAAGATGATATTATTGCAATGAGTGGGCAGAATCAGCAGATGCCAGTACAGAATCAGCAGATGCCAGTACAGAATCAGCAGATGCCAGTACAGAATCAGCAGATGCTGACACCGCCATATCAGCAGATGATAAACGGATATTATTCTTACAGCGGATATCCACAGAATATTAACCAGAATTCACAGCAGAATTCACAGCAGAATGATGTTCTTGATGCGCTTAAAAATCTCACGCGGTCAGTACAGAATAACAATGTAAACATGATGCAGAATCAGATGCCTAAACAGGTGACCACTGAGGATGCTATCGCAAGTATCATCAATCCGCCAAACTATGAGGGATTGACAGATGGGGGGATAAATAATGGCTAACACATTAACTTTTGACCAGATCAGTACAATATTAAATGATATCGTAAAACAGGCAACAGGCATGGAAACCATGAAAGCAACAGACACAAGCTCTTTTGTGGCTCAGGCACAGACCGCATTACTTGCCGGAAATGACAGGATTATGGATTCTATCTCTCAGGTTCTTGACCGAACGATTTTCTCAGTGCGTCCTTATTCTGCAAAATTTAGGGGACTGAGGAGAACCACTCAGCAGTGGGGCAACCATGTACGAAAACTTGGAATGATTGATGATGATTGGGAAGACGATCAGAGACAGCCGTTGACAGATGATACAGCGGTTGATATGTACAAGATCAAAAAAGGCAAAGTACTACAGACAAACTTTTATGGCGGTCAGGTGTTCCAGCGTCACAGAACCTATTTCCGCGATCAGCTCGATCAGGCTTTTCGAAATCCCGACGAGTTTGGTAATTTTATTACTATGTATACACAAAATACAATTGACATGAACGAACAGGCACATGAAAGCATGGCGCGCGCATGCGTGGCAAACTTTATCGGGGCAAAAAACATTTGGCAGGAAGAAGTTGGTAAAAAAACCGATGGATACACAGGCGAACATGTGGTAAAACTTTTGACTATGTACAATGATGAGAACGGTTCTGCGCTAACCGCGGAAGATGTACGAAAATCAGACAACTTCCCAAGGTTTTACAGATGGGCTTGTGCAAAGATCATGACCTATATGGATTTCTTCACTGAGCGTTCAACCAGATTCCACGCGAACATCACCGGAAAAGAGATTGCAAGGCATACACCTTTACGTATGCAGAATATCATGATGTACAGTCCAGACTTACACACTGCGGATACTACAGTGTTAAGTAACACATTCCACGATCAGTACTTGAAAATTGCAACCAATGAGAAGGTGAACTTCTGGCAGACATTGGAAAATCCAATGGGAATCAATGTAACACCAAGTGTTATCACACCGAGCGGAACCGTTGTAAAAGGTGAAGCGCAGGCTATCAGCAATATTTTTGCAGTACTTTTTGATGAGGAAGCAATGGGACTTACTACCATTAAACAGTGGAGTAGCACGACACCATTTAACAGTGCTGGTGGGTACTGGAATATTTACTATCATTTCACAGATCGTTACTGGAATGACATGACAGAGAATGCCCTTGTGTTCGTTATTGAATAGGAGATATTATAATGGCGGTTACTGTAAATTTTAAGACAGCGAGTAAGAAAGTTAATTCGACTACGGTTGTTGGCGGTACAGTTACCGCCATTAACTGTAATATCAACGAACCTTGTACCATTGAACATCCACAGATCATATTGAGAAATGGTGGTAGTGTACCTGGTTGGAACTATTGCACAATTCCAGATTTTGGGGGGAGATCTTATTGGATAGAGGACTGGCAATATATTAATAATACATGGGTTGCAATTTGTTCTGTGGATGTTCTTGCAACATACCGTGATACGATTTCACGTACCAATTTGTATTTCCTGAGATCGTCCTCCTCTTATGACGGGGATATCATGGACACACTATATCCTACATTATCAACGCCAGATATGACGCATACAGTTGTTACTGATGGGGCTTTTCCTGCAAGCGAATATGGACTTTCACAAGGTTCTTTCATATGCGGTATTGTTGGCGAAGATGGATTGACCAACTTTTACGGATTCACACCAACAAAATTTGCTTCATTCTGTAATAAAATCTTTTCAACGATTGACTGGGCTGATATCTCAGGTCAGCAAATCACAGAAAGCTTGTTAAAATGTCTTTTCAATCCGTTTCAATATTTAACAAGTGTAATGTGGTTTCCATTTAATGCAGATGCCGGAAGTAAAAAAGTAACGGCAGTCAAGTTTGGTTTTTGGGAAGTCACAGTGGATGCATACAAACTAAGCAATATGCCATTTTACAGGAAAACTTTCACTATGCCTGTAACACAACATCCTCAAGTATCACGAGGAACTTTTTTAAATTCATCCCCATATAGGCATATAAAATTATCCATTAATCCATGGGGTACGTTTGAGATAGACGGTGGAAAAGTCGGCACATCATCAACAGTTACAGTTGTTGAAATTGTCGATTGTATGAGTGGAATTGGTCATTTAACTGTAAATAGTGATATATCACTATATTCCACATATTCGCAAGTAGGAGTTAATATACAAGTTAGTGATTTGCAAACAAATGTGATACAATCTGGTTGTGATATTATCGGAAGCATTGCATCATTTTTTACTGGAAATTTTATTGGTTCTGCGGTTGGAATTGCGAATGCTGTTGAGAGTGCTATTCCCGATGTTAATACAAAGGGAGCAAATAGTTCACTAATTAGTATAGCAAGCGCACCAGTAATCGATGAAATTTTCTATAAATTAGTGGATGAGGACAGATCAGACAACGGAAGACCATACATGAAAAATGGCACTATGTCAGAACTCGGTGCTGGTTACTATGTGGTTGAAAATGGAAATATCGTTGTGTCAGGTGCAACCAGAACTGAAAAAGAACAGATCAGACAATACTTGGAAGGTGGTGTATACTATGCGTAGTTTTCCAGCAAGTAACATTTCATTGTTTCTTGCATTAATGACCAGTTCAAATGCTGGACAGAATCCGTGGGGGGGTGGCGGTTCTGGTGGAATTGGTGGATTAATGTCTCAGGCTATGAGTTGGTGGATTGAAAAGTGTAATGCCCCAAACGTTGGATACGATCAAAATTATAGAAACGAACAGACCATTAATGGAATCACGTATTATGACTGTTCATCATTTGTATGGTATGGTTTAGGTCATGCAGGGTTTGAGATAAATTTAAGCGCATGGCCTTTCACCACTTACACAATGGGGGCAACATTAAAACAGCTTGGATTTAAGGAAATTATCATTAGTGACTTTTCAACTTTTGAATTCCAGACTGGTGATATTTTGGTGGTAAACTCAAGTCAGCATCAGCATACAGAAATTGTACATGATACTGATAATGGGGGTCATACAATGGGGGCTCATGGAAAAAGTGGCAGGCCTCTTGCCGATCAGGTAAGTATTAACACATATCCGATTCAAAGTGGACTGGTATATACTCACTGCTACAGATTTCCATTTTCCGGTGGTAACTGGATTGCAGGTGGTTCTAGTGAATATTTTGGAGAGCCGACTGCGGAACTCTGCGGTAATAATCCAAAAGCTATCAACAATGCCAATACAATAAAATCTTACTTTTTGGCACAAGGCTGGTCAGTCAATGCAATAGCAGGACTATGCGGAAATATTCAACAGGAATCCACTTTCAACCCGAATTTGATAGAAGTAGGTGGAACTGGTCACGGACTTGTACAGTGGACACCGCCAACAGACTTATATCACGTTCTTGACGTTCTATATGGTTCTCACGATGATTGGTATGATGGGCAAAAGCAGTTGAGTGTAATTTTTGCAGAATTCCAGCAAAGCAGTGGAATTAAAAACTGGGGCATTGAGCCACAATGGTATAGCACGAGTACATATCCGTTGAGTTGGAGACAATGGAGTGTAAGCACTCAGGATGCTGGTTATCTGGCACTGGCATTCCAAGCCAATTATGAAAGACCAGCTAGTTTACATCAGGAGCGTGCTGGTTATGCTAGAGCGTGGTATAAATATTTTACGACAGGAGAGTGATGTATAATGTATGGATGCGATTATGTTGGGGTAGGCGCCCCTGTAATGTATAACTATATTAATCAATACAATAGTTCTATCAGTCCGAGTACAAACCATTGCAAGAACACTGGTTTGTTCTGGTACTTTCAGAGATACCTTTTACAGAAAGCAATTTCTGTGATGAAATGGAACTTACCGGATAATTGGGACAAGGATTATTTTTTGTATTGCCTATATTGCTGGGGGACGGTTGCGATCATTAACACTGACAAATTCGGTGTGATTCCACAGGGATGTACGCTTAAAGGATACAATGTTTTCTATCGTCCAGCACAAGCAGTAATTAGTAATCCTCTGCTTAAAGGTGTGCTCGAACCCGTAATCGGTGAACAGTGTGTATTGTTTAAATGTACGTCTGATTATGGCGGTATCATGGATTTGATTGGAAGGTATGCGGATGAAATGGCTATCGCTATGGAATCACTAGACATGAATGTGATGAACTCTAAACTTGCATATGTGTTCAGGGCAAGGAACAAAGCTGGTGCAGAAGCACTTAAAAAAGTAATGGATAATGTAATGCGTGGTGAACTTGCAGTTTTCTATGATGAAAAGCTACGGATTCAGAGGGGTGATACTACGGAAGAACCGTGGGATTATTTCGTGAACAACTTACGGCAAAACTACATTGCTGGTGATGTTCTGGACACACTCAGAAGACTTGAAGAACTTTTTTGCACAGAGATCGGAATTCCTAGTGCTAGAAGTGACAAGAAAGAAAGAATGATTTCCAGTGAAGCAGAAAGCAATGACGTTGAGACAAGCACCAGAATGGAAATGTGGCTCGATGGATGGAAAAAGAGCTGTGAAGATGTTAGGAAAATGTTTGATGTTGATGTAAGTGTTAATTGGAGACATAATCCGAATTCAAAGAATACGGGGGGTGAGAAGAATGGCTCTATTGACAGTGGAAGGGCTGTATAATTATAAGGATACTCTTTTCAATGAGTTTAATGTTCCTTATGGGATGGATAAACAGATTGCAATTGATACTATATGCATGAGATCAAGGGAAATGGAAGTGCTTTATCCCAATCTTGAGTTTTTTGCTATGCGGATTGGAATGTGGAGTAGGAAGAATCAGTATAACTGGAAAAAGTTATATGATACTACATTACTAGAATATAATCCTATCGAGAACTATGATCGTATGGAAGACTGGACAGATACTGATGCTGAGACAGGAACAAGTTCAAGAAACAATGATATCAAAAACACTGTAAGTAATGAAACAACAATCTCTGGAACGGTGACAGAACAGAATACCGCTTTTAATGCTGGACTTGCAGATCATGCGAAAGAAATTAGTGATGGCGATACTATCACTAATGGTTCTGGAAGCACTACGGAAAATGAGAGTGGGTCAAGTAAAAGAGACTTGACGCATAAAAGGACAGGAAGAGCGCATGGAAATATTGGTGTTACTACTTCTCAGCAGATGATTCAGAGTGAAAGAGAAGTTGCAATGTTTAATATCTATGATATCATTGCGGAGAGCTTTGTCGATAATTTTTGTTTGATGGTATATTAATAGGGGGATTAAGATATGAGTATGGAGTTGGGGTCTTATAGCAATTTTCATGAATTAAATCAGGACTGGTTTTTAAATGAATTTAACAAAATTATAGAACAGTGGAAAGCTATGCATAAAAATTTTGACAACTTGCAGGATGCTTTTAACGATCTAAAAAATTATGTACAAGATTATTTTAAAAATATGGATGTGCAGGAAGAAATTAATAAAAAATTAGACCAGATGAGTAAAGACGGTACTCTAAATATATTACTTCAAATGCACGCAAGAACTGTATTGCCAAGTAACGATATATCAGGCAATACTGATACAAAAAATATACAAAAAATGATTACCGAATTCGGATATGTAGAATTATTTAGCGGTATTTACTATATAAATAAACCTATTAAATTAAAAAGTGGAAACACAATTATTGGAAGTGGTAATGAAAACACAATTATCGAGTGTTCATCTGATTTTTGTACATTACTTGAAAATAGTAGTGCTGATAAATTAATATTAAAAAATTTCAGAGTAAATGATACAACAGGTGAACATATTGGATTAAACTTTATTGGAACAACCACAGCTCCTTATACAGGAATACGGTACTCTTTTATTGAAAATATACACTTGTTTGGGTTTAATACTTGTGTGCTTATGAGAGGTGCTTGGTGTACTAAGTTCAATCATTGCAGGTTTGAAAGCAACAATATATGCGTAAATCAAAGTGGCACATGCAATAATATTGAATATACAAATTGCCAATTTTATGGTGAACAAAACGTGTCAACCGGTGTTAGAATTACAGGTGACGGTGGTTCTGAAAATTATGGAATCTATTTCAACAACTGCGACTTTGAAAAACACAAATACGGGTTTAATCTATATTCTTGTGTTGGTGTGTATATTAACAACTTATATGTTGAAAAAATAGATATGGTAATAAATGCAGATAATAGCATAAATCTTGTGCTTAATGGTGGGACATTAAATTATGTAAATAGAGTTGCTAGTGTTTCAAAATCGCAAAAATTAAGTTTTTACAATGTAACAACATTTAGCATGTTAAATGTTTTCGTTAAATATAATAAATCTGAAAAAAGTTGCTTAGTATATATTAGTGACAAAGTGCCAGTTTATATTGAAAACATTACAGTTGAAAACCTAAAAGGTGGGAGTGTATTTTTGAAAAACACGGATGCAGAAACAAATTATGATTACAATGGCGACTACTATATCGAAAATTTAAGTACATCAAATTTTAACGGTAGGTACACATCTAGTAAAGGAACTATTATAAAAAGTGATGGAATAAAAAGGCGTGATAGTGTTAAGTTAATAGGGTGCAATATTGAACTTATAAGTGGGGCAACTATTGCTAATAACACTGAAATACATGTAGTAAACGAAAATGGTAAAATACTATATCGTTTTTATATAAACGCTGGAAGCTATGAATCAGGACACATATTCAAAGGTGAAATACTATGTAATACGTATGATTTAATTAGCAGAGATATAAACATATGTGCATCATTCTCAAGTCCTACAGGCACTACAGATATTAATTTCAAATGTAATTGTAAATTTGCAATTGGTGAAATGCAACCAAGGGCACAGGTACTAATAGTAACAAACCAAGTAGTAGAAACTGATGTTTAAATGTCCAATTCCTTGTTTCATTTGATATATTCATTATAGCAGTTATTTAGGTTTATGGTTTATTTTCAAGTTTTTTCA